ATTTTGTATTTTTCAACTGCCTTAACTATTTTAGCACAAATATAATTATACCAATGTGTCTCTGTCATTGTTCTGTTTATATTTAAACCATAATCTTTTGCATTTCTTATAGTTTGGTCTACATTTGCACTATAGTTTTCCTTGGTAGCCCCTGCACCAACAACACTTGTGTCCTTAAACTGATAATTACTAAAATTTCTTAGAAAAGCAGAAACTTGTGTAGGAGAGAGAAAATTTGGGTAAACTTTTATAAACTCTTTTAATTCCATGATTTTTTTTTCCAAAATAGTTTCTCATAATATTTAGTCAACTTTGAACCCAATGTAAAGAATCTACTTTGGTGTTCTTGTCCTGTGATTTCACTTATATCCATTTTCCAATTTTCATTTTTAAATGGAAAAACAGTTGCGATTGGCGTGCCTTTTTCAAGTAGCCAAGTTCCTTCTTTTTTAAAAACACATGGAAAATTTACTTGAACTTGATGCTCTCCATCAACTATACCCGCCAAAATTTCAAATCTATCATCAGGTCTATTTAGAGGTGGTAAATATAAAACACTATAATCTTTTGGTACTTCTATTATCCATGGATTAATAATTTTGTAAATTGGAACCATTTTATTAGTTACTGCAAAAGGACAAGTGCTTCCACCAACTTGTTCTAGAGTATGTATTTCATTTCCTCTATTTACATTAATTTCACGGATTTGAGCATGGTTATGCACATGACCACTTATATTTACCCAAGTATTTAATTTATTGTCTATTCTAGGATCAGGGGTATTAAAGTTAATTTCTTGATCAACTGGATTTTTTATTATGTAACCTGTAACTAAACTATCAAGAAAAGGTTTACAGTTTTTAATGTTTAAGTTGTGGAAGTCACCAACTTTAATGTTTTTATACCATTCAGGTATATTAAACTTACCTGGCGTTGGATGTATTGATTTATCTTTAACTATAAATTCGTGAGCTTTAAATTTTATTATGTTACGCATGGTATCTCACCAGCCGGTGAGGGTACACTTATACCATTCTTGTGTAATGCGTCAAGCCAAACAGATGCAGTTACTGGCCATGAAATACTATCTAAATTTATGCTTTCTAAAGTAGATATATAATTACTCCAAGTGCTTGGTACACTAGGATAATTCTGTTCACAATAACGAATATTTTTTATAAGCTCATTTATTGCATCTTGGCAATGTTGCTTAGTTATTGTTTCTGTGGGTATAGAATCATTGTTAACTATATTAGATGAAGTTTCAATATCTTCAAATTTTTTAGTTAGTGTAATTGCTACTGCCTCGTAATCAGAATCTGATATTTCAACAGATGAAGATGCTCCATAATTCATCCACCATTCTTTAGCCTCATCAGATTCGACTATTCCAATTCTTTTATTTTCATTATTAAAAATTATATGTTTAGCCATAATTATTATCCGTTGTCAAAAATTATTAAACCACCAGAGCTACCACCTACTCCAACACTAGCCATTGCAGGAGGTTGTGTTCTTCCAGCTCCGCCTTTACCGACCGCATCTGGATTAACGTACATACCGCCTGTTGAATAATTAGCACTTACATCAACTTGTGCTCCTGGGGCAGTTCCATTGTTTCCAGGGTTACTTGGTTGACCACCTTGTCCACCATTTGCAGTTACACTTAAACCTGGTACAGTTGTAGCGTTTCCACCTGGAGCAGCAGGACCACCTGGGTTTCCACCAGAGCCCCCAGTTCCAATAGTAAAAGCATATCCAGTAGAAGCAGAAACATCTTTTAAAAATTCTCCAGCTCCACCTTGACCACCAGGTCTTCCGTCAGGTGCAGGATTAACACCTCTACCACCACCTCCGCCACCTACAGCAAAGAATCTTGCTTTTGATGCGTTTCCTGGTGTCGTATAAGTTCCTGGACTTCTTTCATAAGCTCTTAATGCAAATCCACCACCAGCAGCTCCTGAAGCAGCGCCCGTTAATCTTCCTTGTGCGTCTACAGTAATTGTTGCAACCGTATAAGTACCTGCAGATACTGCAGTGTTTGCTAATTGGTCTGGGCCAACAGCATCGTCTGCAATTTTTGCAGTAGTTACATTTTTGTTAGAAATTTTTGCAGTTAAAACTGCATTGTCAATTATTTTAGCAGAGGTAACTGCATTGTTTGAAAGTTGTGCAGCTCTTACAGCATTGGCAGCAATTTTATCATTGTCTACTGCATCATCTGCTATTTGTGCTGTACCAATTGTTCCACCTAAAGTGTCTAATGAAATTTCTTTTAAATTAGTTCCATCTGAATAAGCAGCATAAATTTTTGCAGCATCTAAAGTAAAGCCAGTTCCACTTGCAGTTTTAATTGTTAAGTTTGCTGGATTAGTTAATCCTGTTGCATCAAAAATATAAAATTTTTCTATACTGTCAGGTATAGTACAAATTGTACTTGCAGCAATAGATGCTGTAGCAAATTTGATTACCATATTTCTTGCATTAGAAATAGTTTTATCAGTCATAGCAAGAGCTAAAGTTCCACCACTTGATAATGTTACTTGTTCAAAACCTGCAATTGCTTGTTGAATAAGATTTAAGTTATTATTTGTATTATCACCCCATGTACCAGCGTTTTCACCAGTAACCATCAATTCTAGTTTAAGATCAGATGAATAAGTCGATGTCATAAATTTTTTCTCCTAAATTGTTTTAATTATACCTTCATCACGCAGCTAAATCAACCTCTGTCCAAGTATTAGAAACACCTAAATCTATTTCAGCCCATGCAGTTATGTTAACAGACCCTACAGAAAGAGTGCCTGAAATACCTGTAACATCAATATTTGCTACCCCAGTAACTGTCACTGAACCGATTGAGCTTGATAATTGTTGTCCTCCAACTCCTATAGTTTGAGCCGGAATTTCAGTATGCTGTCCTAACGATAATGTAGCAGTTTGGCCTGTAGGCGACTCTGTAGTAGTTTGAACTAACGTAAAAGTGCCTAATGTAAATGTAGCAGCTATGCCAGTAACATCTACTGGTGTCTTTAAGCCAGCTACAGTGGTACCCATTGAACCTGTTAAGGATCCCGCACTTGTTACAGTAACGTTTGCGTCTGCATCAAAAGATAGAGCACCAATAGTAAAATCGAGTTGGTCTTCCGCTGCAAAAACAGTTATGTCTTGATCAATTTGTAATGAGAAGTTTCCAAACGTTGAAGTTAATTGACCTGCACTAGTAACAGAAACAGTAACATCAGCCTTACCTACTGCAGCACCAATAGAAGATGTCATTGATTGACCTGTTACAATAACAGAGTATGCTGCACCCCAAGCTAGATTACCCCAAGCTCTTCGACCCCAACCAATTCCTGTTAATTCAGATTCATCAACTGTTGCTGTTCCAATACTTGAGGCTAAAGATAGCCCTGTGTTAGTAACTCCTATTCCAACAACCGCGCTTCCTACACCAGAAGACATTGTTACAGGTCCAGCTGTAACTACAGCAGAGGTACCGCCTACAGTTGTTCCTTGTGATGATGTTATTTGTATTCCAGTTACACTTACGTCTGCATTAGCAGAAACAGTTACTGAACCTTGTGATGTGGTTAATGAAAGACCTGACCCACCCCAGTCATTTGAACCCCAGGTAGATTGACCCCAGTATTCGGAGCCTGGCGACTGTACTAGAACTGTAATATCAGCCACTAGGCTCCTCCTTTAAATTAAGCTAATCTTAATATAGCAGCAGATGTCGTGAATGCTGGAAACTGAACTGTAAATGTTCCAGAAGTTGCAGTTTTATCTCCACCAAAATCTAACACAGCAACTGCATCAGTAGTATTTGAACCACCATCAGTTGTTGTATTATAAATTAATGCTCCTCTTGCTGTTAATGTAACTCCTACAAAAGATAAGTCAGCAAAATCAGTAATTGCTACTGAAGATGAAACTTTTACACCTTGGTTTACTAAAGCTTTTCCACCTGCAGAATATCCTGATGGTGATGAAACTTCGTTAGCAGTTGCGTAGTTTGTAGTTGACTTACCTAAAGTCGCAGAACTTGTATACATCGCCAGTTTGTAAGTATCTGAAGATCCATCAAAATCATGCTTTCCTTGTAGTAATTCTTTTTTGAAAGAATCACAAATTGCGTTTGTTGTTATTGCCATAATGGCCTCCTTTAAATAGTTGTGTTTGGACTAGGACTTGGTATTTTTACTCTTGGAACACCATCATCATATTCCGCACGTCTTCTTCTACCCATTTGTTGTAGGGCAAAATTTTGTATCTCTTCATTATACTTGTCATTATATAATTTGTACATATCCATGGGCCCTTTTAAAAATCTAAAACATTCAGATAAGACACCATGCAATAACATAGATTCTTGGTAAGTAGATATAAAGGTATTGTTAGTAGACGTAAAATTTGGGGCATCTTTTATATAGTTTATTTGCACCGTATCAGCAGTTGCAGGAGTCGGAGCTACAATAACGTTAAAATCATCGTAGTTAGCGAAATATTTTGGAGTGCCTTGTCTACCAGTGCCATTAAACTCAGAAATAAAACTTGAATCTCTTTTTTCTAAAAAAGTCCTGTTACCACTAGAATCTATATGTTCTAAAGATCTTAATATTAGTAAATCAGATGGTAAGGAAACAGCTCTATTACCGGCTGTAAAATTTGATGTAGCATATTTTCTAAGATCATCGTAATCTACTCTACCAGCAATATCTAACTCTACATTTCTTATAAATTCTTGTATTTGTGAATCAGATAATACTGTGCTTCCAACTTCTGTATAGTTTCTTATTTGTGTTAAAAAATTTGCGTGTGTTATTGCCATTATGTTATACTCACTCCTACACTTCCAACTAAGGATAATAATTCTCTTCTTCTGTTTTGTAATGATGGATCTTCAGGAATCATACTATGTATTGTAGTAGTAATCCCATTAGTTGTTACTTGAAAGTCTTGTGTTTTAAAAGCAAAGTCTCCAGGTAAAGTTAAATTTGCAACACCAACAGATGCGCCACCAGAATTAGATGAAGTAACATCGTTTTGAAACTCAACAGTTGGTTGTTGAAATCTTTGTGGTCTTGCATTTTGTAATGCAATTGCATCTGTAACAGCTTGTCTTCTTCTAATTTGTGGATGTTTAGGTTCAAACTCTGATATATGTACAAGAGAGCCATTCCATTCTTTTACCATTTCTGTATATGGAAAAGCTTGACCTGATCTATCAGATATAGCTAATGAATTTTTACCTGTTGCATATTTTGCCATATTTATACTCCACTTGGATAAAATGATTGTGGTGATAGATAAACAGAAGTTCTTTGACCATCTTCATCTAACGCTCTTTTCAATTCATCTTCATAAATTAATTTATTTTGTTGCACTAATTGTGGTGCTACTTTCATAGAAAGATAATATGCTAACCCTGCACACATACATGGTAAAAATCTATAAACAACATCTGCATCATTATGATAACCACCTGCATCTTCTATTCTTTTCAATACATAAAATTTTAAAGTTGTATATGTGTTCAAATTAGGAGCTTGATATAAATAAATTTTTGGTGTTGTCTGTCTTTCAACATAATATTGTGATGGTTGTCCTGTTGCTAGTTTGTTTGGTAAAGCTGCATAAGCAGATCTATCTATTTTTGTTAAAGATATATCTTGAGTGTTTGCGTTATCAGACGCTGCAGCTGTTGATGAAATAAAAGCTTCTAAAACATCACTTACGTCAGAAGCTACAGAATATTCTGCTTGCCCTGATACCAAAGCTGATTCATTTAAATCAACTTTCCATAAATGAATACCTCTGTTACCCCATTCAGAAAAAAGAAGATTTAAACTTCTTCTTGCAGATTTTAAATCATAACCTGAAGTTGTTGTTATAGAACATCTTTGATAACCCTCTTGGATTATATCATCAATGTTTAAATTAAATCCTGTAGATCCTGATGTTGCCATATTAATTTAATTTTTTCTTTTTAAGTTTTCTATTCATCATTTCGGTAGCTTTTCTTTTTATACTTTTATTATAATCAAAAGCACCTCTTCTTAATTTTCTTCCTACTTTTGTCATATCTTTTCTTCCAGATTTTCTAGCTTCTTTGACAAGAAATTGAGACATGTCTAAGAGCTTAGCAGCTTTAATTCTTTGTGTATCCATTTTTTGTAGACCTCTCATAAATTTTTTATCTTTAAGTGAAGCTCTATCAGGATCCATCTGAGGTGCCTTTTTATAAACCTCAGCTGTTTTTTTCATAGCTTGTTTTCTTGTGGCTTGGTATGGCTTTGTCTTTATCATTTGTCTCATACCTTTAATTCTTAAAAGACCACCTAGGAACATTTGTTTTTTGTACATTATTTAATTCCTTTTAAAAATTCGCCATAGTAATTTTCATAACTTTTATTAGATATGTAATTACCATCTAATTCAGATTTTATATAACTACCTACATAAGGTTCTTTAACTTTCATTTGTGCATCTCCAGGAGCTTTAGAAGTAGTTTGTTTGAACATGGCTCTACCCATCGCTGCTTTCACTATTTTCCGACTTTTTTTTGTAAGTGGCATGTTTCTCCTTTTTCCGATTATATAATCTCTTGGATTCTATCACTTTTGGTTTATAAGTTCTAGACCTTAGATTTTTTGCTATTGGATTTTTTGACATTTTATATATAATTTTTAAACATGACCGAAATAGATAATTTTCTCAATACTAACATATGTAAATATTTGATAGATTTCTTTGTATCATACAAAGGTAAATTAAAACAATATGGAGATCGTAAGATAATACAGCTTTTAGAAATTCAAACAGATGATAAGATTATCTTAAATATTATAGCTTTATATAAAAAAATTAAACCTACCCAAAAACTTAACAATATAGAACTTATTTGTTGGCCAGGAAAAGGTTCACATAATTGGCATAATGATATTATCTATTACGATGAAACAACAATTACCTATCTTAATGATAATTATGTAGGGGGCAGAACTTGGGTAGATAAGTATGAAGTACAGCCAAAGACTGGTAAATTAATTTTATTTAATTCTAGTATAGAACACATGGTTACAGAGTTAAAAAAAAATGATAGATATGTTTTAGTTGCATGGTATACAAATGACCGCTAATATAGTTCCATTATTTAGTGTACCTATTTACACTAACCATTTACAATACGATAAGGATAAAATATTACCATATATTATTAATTTAAAGTATCAAGAAACTTTTAGAAGAGAGGATGTTACCGATAAACTGGGTTTTTTAACTGTAGATAAACATGTATTAGATCATCCAATTTTTGCTAATTTAAAACATACCATACTCAAAGAAATTGAGAATTTTTTACACAAGAGTTTAATTATAAATAAACGCTACCAAATATTTGAGTCTTGGATAACTAAAACACCTCCAAACTGTAAATCTAATTATCATACACATTCAAGTATCTTCTCTGGTGTTTTTTATTTGGATACAATTAAAAATTCAGGAGAACTGATGTTTAATAATTTTAATGCAAAGCATATTTTTGATGAAGATGAATTTTTACATGGTAATTATTTAAATGCACAAAAATGGGTAATTGATCCAAAAGATGGTTTATTAGTTATGTTTCCAAGTCATATACATCATAAGATAAGTACAAACTTATCTAACCAAGACAGATACTCATTAGCTTTTGATGTTACTAAATTATGACCTTAGAAAAAGATTATTACTCAATTTTTAAAGTAGAAAACCATGTAGAGCATAAAGAAAATCTTATAAATTTAATAAACAAAATACCTAAAAATAAATATAATAATATAAGCCACACGGATTGGAACCTATCTGATCAAACAAAAAAAGAATGGCAAGAATATTTTTTAAATAACATATATAGTCAATGGAGTAAATTTTTTAATAAAAAAACAAAACAACAAATTATTTTACATAATTTTTGGTTTCAATGGTATAACGTAGGCGATTACCACAATTGGCATGTGCACACTGACACTCATTTTACAAATGTTTATTATTTAAGTTTGCCTAATCCTAAC